CAGCCGCTACCAAAGATAGACGAGACGCTATGAATCTCCTTATACAGCGATATCCAGAGATTATTCAAAAATATATCGACGAAGAGGGTCATTTGAAGAATATTCTCCAATTGAAGCGTGAGATTGCTGCTATTGACGGCCAGCGTACCTACGATAACCTGAAAAACACTGCACAGCGTTACAAGGACGCAGCCGAGGCCGCACGCCTGTTGATTAACGGAAAGAAGCTGACTGATGAACAGCAGAAATTGTTGGATGAGGTGAAGCAAGAGTATTTCGACAAGAATAACTGGCAGGCGAAAGCTCTCTTTAAGAACTCCGACCTGTTAGACTATACCGAGCAGATGTCTAAGGACTATAAGAATAAGGCTGATCGTACCAACACGGAGAATAACATCAAGAAATATCAAGAAACGATTACAAAGTTCAGTAAGGATCGGCTTACGAAGTTGCAAACCATCTTGCAGGCTGCCAAGACTAAGGGAAATAAGGTCGCACTTCCGAATGTCGCTGGACTTGGCGGCCTTGTGCTCAATCAGGCTGATATCGCAAACCTTGATACCTATGTCGGTGGACTCCTGAAAGCTAAGGATGATACCGTCACAAAGAAGACTCTTTCAGACCGAAAGAAAAAGCTGCAGGCCGAACTTGATGCCCTTTCCTATGAGGCTGCTGCAGGAAAGAAGGGCGCAGATCTGAAAAAGAAGATTGAAGAGATCGACAAGAAACTCAATGTCTATTCTACCAGCAAGAAGGGTGGATCTAAGACAAACACAGAGGAACAAACGGAGAGTATCAGCAGACAGCAGAAACTTGCTCAGGCTCGTGCTGCCAAAGATCTCGAATTTTCTACCCGTGAGGCCGAGATAAAGGCCATGAAGGAAGGTATGGCCAAGCGTCTTGCACAGATTGAGCTGAACAAGGACAAGGAGATGGAGGCCATTTCCCGCTCTTATGAGGATCTAAGGATAAACCGCATCAACGAGGCAAAGAAACTGTGGGATGCCGACCCGAAGAACAAGGGAAAGAACTTCTACGACAGTGAGGCCTACAAGTTCGCCTCTGCCGAGGACAGGTACACGGCTGGCGAGAAAACCAACAAGGCGGAGCGCGAGAAGGCCGTACAGGCTGAGTATGTCGATAGCATAACCAAGCTGACTGACGAGTACCAGACGGCCATCGACCAGCGTGCAGAGAAGTACAAGAAGTACAACGATGACATAGCTGCCATGACGGATCTCCGCAACAAGGCAGAGATGGCTGGCAATGCAGAGGCCGTGAGAGGTCTTGAAGAGCGTATCAGGCTGGCTCAGATGCTCCGTGACCTGTCCGTTTTCGACGAGGGCGAAGAGAACTATGCGCTCAAATACGGAACATGGTCAGAGAAGCTTCAGGCCACCAACTCGAAGTATGAGCGCATGATTGCCAAGGCGAATGCCGAGAAGAACACAGGCCTTGCCAAGTCACTGCAGAAGGAGTGGGAGGAAGCCGTGTCCGAACTCGATATTGACAAGCTGAAGGAGCAGATCAACTGGGATGTTGTTTTCGGCAACATGACGAGCGTTTCCAAGAAGAAGCTGAAAGAGGTGAAGAAGCAGATGGATAAGTTCCTCACGTCGCCCCAGTTCAAGAAGATGACACCCGAGAACCAGAAGGTGCTGACGGACGCATTCAGCAAGATCAGGGAGCAGCTTAGCGAGAGGGGAGGTATCTTTGAAGGCCTGATAGAGTCCACGCGCAACTATACTACTTCACTCGAAGAGCTGGAGGAAGCCACCAACAAGTACAATGAGGCCGTCCAGAAATTCGGTGAGGACTCCAAGGAGGCGCAGGCTGCCCTGAAGGAGAAGAATGCCGCTGAGCGTAACAATATCCAGAACGAGGACGACATGAACAAGAGCCTCAACAGCACGATCAACAAGGTACGAACCATCTCCAACATGGCAAAGACGATGGCCAACGCTGGCAATGATGCCGTGGGTGCTATGGGCAGTGTCTTTGAGACGCTTGCCGTCATGCTTGGCGACAAGGGCGGCTGGGCTTCCATCATAGCGGGTATTCTCGAAATCCTGAGTTCTATTGGTACGGAGGGTATCTCCAACTTCGTAGGCGGCCTGTGGACTGGTGTCTCAAACGCCCTGTATGGTATCAATGAGTGGAACCCGTTCGCCCATATCTTCGAGGATGGCACAGTCCTCGGTGATTTCTTCAACGCAAACCTTATCAAGCCTGCAGACTATAAGGCATACAATGAAATGAAGGCCAAATACGAATCCCTTATACCTGTATGGGAGCAGCTGATTGATGCGAAGAAGAAATATATAGCCATGTCCTATGGCGCGGAGGCTGTCTTTGCAGAGAAGGAGGCTGAGCGGATCGTACAGAGGGAGATAGATGCTTACCGAAGCCTCGGTAAAGAGAGGCTGAACGCTGGCGTGTCCGTAGGCTCCCATTCTATCGGTGTCCGCATAAGACAGGACATGAACGATAGCGACTGGAGGAAAGTTGCCGCATCACTCGGAAGGTCAACGGACAACTGGGCTGGACTCGGTGGCCGACTCGAAGGACTGTTCGACCTGACTACCGAAAAGCTTGAAAAGCTCCGTAACGATGCCCCTGAGTTCTGGGCTAAGCTTGATACGGAGGTGAGGGAATACCTCGACAATATCATTGAGGGTGCATCAAAGATCGAATCGATCCAAGACAAGCTGAACGAGAAGATGACATCCACCACCTTCGATGCCCTGAAGAACTCGTTCGCAGATGCCCTGTATGACATGGAGGGCACGGCAGAAGAGCGCGGAAAGAAGATCAAGGATGCACTCTTCAAGTCCATCGTCGATAACTACATACTCGGAAAGGACTTCGACAACTGGCTTGACGGCTTCTACAAGAAATGGGCTGAGAAGATAGGTGCGCAGTCCATGTCATCTTACGACTGGAGCGAGTACACGAAGGAATATAACGAGATGCTTGAAAAGAAGATCGCAGAGCGCGACAAATGGGCTGCATCTGTGGGCTATACTGGCAAAAGTGGTAGCTCAGATCAGACTACAACAGTCTCGATGGCTGAAAAAGCCACTTACGATCAGTTTGAAACTTTCCTTGGTATTGCCACAGCACAGCAGATTGCTCAGGAGCATATCAAGGATATGATTAGTGGCATAACTGGTGATGGCCTCTCTCTCACTAATATGAACCTCGAACAGATGCTTTCCCTTACGGCTTCACAATATGATATAGTCAACGACAGCCGCGATCTGCTGGCAAAATCATATCTCGAACTACAGGAGGCCAACGAGCACCTTGGCAAGATTGAGAAGAGTGTAGATACTATCAACAACAACGTGAGTGAGACAAGAAGGATTATTAACGACAGATTGTAAAAAATATGGCAGACCTTTTAATAAACGGAAAGAATGCCCTGTCAGAATGGGGCGTGAGAATGGGTGACGGATTCCTGGATGCTCTTTGGGAGCTTGCACCTTTGAAGGATTACATCACTAACGATAGTACGCTTGAAGATGGTGTGCAGTACGAGAACAGAATCCCGAAAGTCAACGAGCGTAACGTATCGCTGACCTTCACCATCGAGGGCAGTAGTAAGTCTGATTTCCTTAATAAGAAAAAGGCTTTTCAGGCTGAGTTGTATGGTGGCGACGTGGCGATCTGTGTACCGTCAGACAGCGATAACGTGTACCACCTGAAATATAAAAGCGGTGTTTCTTACGCTCAGAATCTCACTCGTACCTTCTGCAAGGTTGCTGCGAAATTCACGGAGCCGAAACCAACGCCAGCTGGTAGGGTAGAGAACCCATCCGATGACATTGTAATGATATCCTGAAAGTCATTATTTGCGACCTAAAAAAGATAGTCGCAAACGTGGAAGGGCAGACTTATGATGTCTGCTCTTTTTTTATGAAATTTGCAGAGATAAATTTCTATATCGATGAATATCTACGGAATCGACGGGCAACCGATTATCACCAACATCAGACTCAATGCAAATTGCAAGCATGAGGAAGAAATGATGAAGAGCAACTTCGTAAAGTTGTCTTTTCGTCATAGTAAGAAGCGCGAGCTTCCTATCGGTGCATACGTCGTAGTGGATGGCATCAAATACTTTCTTCTCGATCCTTATCTGCCCACACAGCAGAAAAATGACAGATTCCAATATGAACCTGAGTTCCAGCATCCTATCATGTGGCTTGGTAAGCTGCCGTTCATCCATAAGCAGGGTGACACGACATCTTGGGCTACGACGGTAAAGAAATATGTGTGGAGCTTCACGGGATCGCCTACGACGCTCGCCAACGAAGTGGCTATCTATATCAATTGGCTTGGATCTGTCTATCCTCAGTTCGCAGAGGCCATAGGCACCGAGTGGACTGCAAGGGTCATCGGTGATTTACCAGCTACGGAGACGTTCAATTTTGAAAGCGTTGACATATTGTCTGCTGCTGCAGAGATGGCTAACGTATGCAACTGCGAATATCACTTCGACTATGTTCAGCGTGTTTTCTATTTCGGTGAAGTAGGCTTTCTCCGTGCTGGAGATTCAAAGCCTGTCCTGAAAAGCGGTAAGAACGTCGGCATTGCATCTATAACCCAATCCAAAGAGCCATATTACAACTGCTTCGTGGTAAAGGGTGGTACTCGCAACATATCACAGGTGTCACCAAGTGGCGATAACGTTCAGGTTACTGAGCGTCTTTCCCTTGATAAGAGCAAATACCCTGACAGCATAATCGATATCCGAGAGGGTAACGGTGAGCCTATGCTTGTAAAGGAGATGCTTTTCGATGACATCTACCCGAAGATGCAGCTGTACATCTATCAGCCGAGAGAGCGTCTTTGCTATCTGCTCGACTCAGAGACAGGCGAAAAGGTTCCAGATCCGAATGATCCTACAGGCTATAAGACCTACGCGAAATGGTATATCCGTCTCGCATACCTGAAAGATGGAGAATGGCATGACTACACCATCAATCCAGATACGGATCTCATCAAGGATAAGCCGCTCTCCCTCGTATTCCAGCCGAACTATGATTCAGATGAGTTTACGTCACCACTGATCGGCAGGGAGTTCGAGCTTGTGTACTTTGATAAGCAGACGAAAGAGAAAGAAGATGACGACGTGAATCCTGACGGTTATACGGCTCAGGCTGGCGAGTACAGGATCGTGTTCGTCGAAGGTGATATCATACTTCCCACAACGAGCCGTAGCGGGCTGAACCCGAAAGGCTATGACTATCCGAGTACAGAGAATAACATCGTCACCCTGTTCAATATTGTAGTGGATGATGTGTATAAGGAGATAGCAAGTAATGAGCTCGAAGAGGCTGGTTTGAAAGCCATCGCAAGGTTGAAGAAAGATCTCAATACTTATACGTTCCCGACAAATTCTGCCTATTTCGAGAAGTTTAGCCCCTCTTTATATGTAGGTCAGGCAGTCACCTATGACGACGGCCAAGACCTTAACAATGGCGGTACTTCCTATCGTCTCGATACCCATATACGCAAGATCGTAACAAGGCTCGATTGTCCTGAGTGCGTAGAGATATCCATAGGAAACGAGCAGATAAAGGGCACTGTTTCTTCATTGCGTGATAAGGTAGAATCTCTCGCAGGCGGGCTTATTGCTGGCCTTACAGAAGAACAGTTCGAAGAGCTGCTTACCATGTACGGCTCAAAGCATTTTCTTTCTAAGGAGTACAACGATATCGCACAGGGAATTATCACGTTCCTGAGAGGCGCAAAGTTCGGATCGTTCGTGAAGGGCGAGAAAGGTGCCCTCATCAATAATACTGGTGATGGTGAGTTCCGTAGGATCCTGACTCGCGGACTGGCTACGCTGCAGGAGCTTTTCGTCAAAGGCGATGCTGTGTTCAATCAGAACCTGTCAAGTCCTGACTTCATCAGCGGTTTCCCCAACGGCACAGGATGGGCACTGCAGAAGAAAGAGTTTATCAATTCCGCAGGCGAGGTTGAATACAAATACGTCCTCGAATGTGACGGTGCGAATATCAGGGGCTCGCTGAGAGTGTACGAGTTCATCATATCGCAGCTGCTTGGTGAGAACGACAACCGCATTTTTACCGCCATGCTGGAGGTACACCACTACGACCCCGAAACTGGTAAGGTGTGGTTGAGAACCAATGGCGGCAAGTTCTATATGCCGTTCCGTGTGAACGACTGTATCATGGTTGCCCAATATCAGCCAGGCGGTGACGTGATGAGTGGAGGTGACGGTTATATCACCAAAGACTATGAGCTGCTGATTACCGAAGTAGGAACTGGTGGAGAAGTCGATGAAAACGGTGATCGTCTCGATTGGGTGAAGTTCACGAATTTCTCTACGATGATGACGGGAGCGACACCTGAGACACTGATAGCAGACCACGATACTTTCTGCCGTGTCGATAACCTCACTGATCCAGAGCGTAAGGGTATCATTCAGATGATTACCGTCGGCACGAATGCCCCATACATGGATATCATCTATGGAATGAAAACCGATCCTGACGGGGCTCTGAAAGGCCGTCTTGGTAACTTGCAGGGCATCCATCACCACCTGTTCGGGTGGCTGCAGGAGTTTGGCGAGTACCTTATCAACGCCTACATCGTCGGTGACGTTCGCCTGCGTCGTACTGGAGAGAGCCTTGATACAGCCGTAGAGATATTGAAGGGGCTGATTGCCTCTAAGATTGCTGAGACAGTCTTTGAAGTGACCGATGATGACAACTACCTGAGAAATGCCGAGTTTACGGAGCTTGACGAATATGGCAAGTTCAGAGACTGGACTACGACTGGCGACAATGTGAATTTCTTCACTTTGGATGATTCGCCCGTAGTTTCATCTTTAGGTACGCTGGCAGATGTCAGGTCGTGCGTTAAGACCGAAATGATTGATGGCCGTCAGGTGCTCCACATCGCAAATGGCAGCATCAGGCAGTTGCATTCGGTGATGAAAGCACCGACTACGCATAAGGAGTACGACAATCCGAGTACGGATCAGACAGACACCTATAAGACTGTCCGAGACACCTTGTTTGTCGGCTGCAGGATCAGATGTATCAAGGGCGGCACGCTTTCAATCGGTTTCCCTGAGTCAACGATGACCGAGCAGGGTGCCATCAACGGACGGACGATGGTAATCGAAAGGAGCAGCGAGTGGCAGACCATCGAAGTGTCAGGCACATGGGACGGGCAGAGTGATTTTGTACTTTCCTTTGATGGTGAGTGCTATATCACCTCGCTTTCAATGACTGACGAGCCGCTGAGTAACTTCAAGGTGGAATACTCCACACAGATACAGCAGACATCAAGGAATATATCTTTGATCGCCAGTCGTACCAGTACAAACGAGACGAACATCGCAAGGATAGATGTTACTGCCAGACAGATTCAATCTACCGTAGAGAGTAATTACAACTCCCTCGACGGCCGTATCACCACCAACACGTCTAAGATCACGCAGACTGCTAATGCTATCCGTCAAGAAGTGAGTGAGTCGGTGGATGGTATAAATTCACGTGTAGGTACATTGGAAACGAGGTCTGATAGCATCATGGCAAAGGTTCAGGCTATCGAAGGAAACTACGTCACACAGGCAGAGATGGGCATCTATATCAAAGATGAAGATGGTGTGCTCATCAGTCATGCGAAGATTCTTGCAGATAACCTTGATTTCCACTTCACGAAGAATGTTAGCTTCTATGCGAATGGCACGGAAGTAATGAACCTCAATACTGCTGGTAATCTATGGATCAAAGGCGAATATAAAGGAGGTAACATAACAGGAATTATCACCATTGGTACAGGAACCAACAAAATGTACATTCAACCTAATGCAAATGGGGGTGCCAATCTGATTGGTATGCGTGGCAGTACCGAGGTTATCAACCTTGGTTTTGATGGAGGAAGTGGTGCTACGACTGCTTCAAATGGTATTCTTACATTGGGAGAAAGTTCAGGTCTTAGGACTGAGATTCATTCACATTTTATTCGTATTCAACGTGGTAATACCAGTTCCGATAACATGGCAACGTTATGGGACGATTATTTGGTTTTTGGTGTGGCCTCACAAGCATTAGGAATCATTCTTGGATCAATCTATAAAAATGGAGTTAAAAAGATTCTTCTTAGTGCTCCGATTAGTCAATGGCCATCACTCAATGAAGTGAATGTAGGCGAAATGTATTTAGATAACGGAGTAATGAAAGTAAGAACATCATGAAGATGAAGAAGATATATAACAAGATCATTCCCTTCAAGGGTTTCACCGCATTGACAGTGTGGCCGTTCATCTTTGTGCGCTTTGGCAAGACACTGACAAAGAGGGGAGAGCGTCACGAGACGACCCATGCCAAACAGCAGATTGAAATGACTGTTGTAGGTCTCTTCCTTGCCCTCTTCATGTTTCTGTTCGATTGCGGTTGGTACTCGCTGATCCCTGTTGGTCTCTTCATTGAGTTGTACTGTCTTGAATGGCTTGTTAAGCTCCCGTTATGCGGCTTCTGCATAAAGAAGTCATACCTCAGTATCAGCTTCGAGCAAGAGGCTTACGACCATCAGGATGAGGTCTATTACAACGAAGTGCGAAAGGATTTCGCATGGCTTAGATATTTATTCACTATAACGACGATGGAAATATGAAAGTAAATCTGAATGTCCCTTTTGTAGACTACAAAGGAAATCCTATCAAGGATGAGAAAGGTAATGTGACGATCATTGCCGACATGGTGGCCGAGTCCCTTTTCACACTCGCAAAGATCGATGACAAGAGGATCGAGCCTGCTCAGATGGTCGAGTCTTACAAGCTCGCCCGACGTATCGTAGAAAAGCCGGATGAGATCGAGCTGTCAGCAAAGGAGATTGCCTTTATCGAGGAACTGATGAGCAAGATTCTCGTTGTCGGCTGCTACGGCCAACTCTATGAGATTTTGGAAGGAAATGTATAACCCCATAAAGTAACAGAATTATGAGAAAGATTAGTGAAACTGGTGTAGAGAAATACACCGAAGAGATTGGAAACAGCGGTCTTGTTATGAACATCCGTGTAGAGACAACTGCAGACGGAAAGAAGGTGAACGCTCCCGTTAAGCGTGCAGACAAGACGGTGGCCTGCCTGACCCGTGAGACTGATAAGAGCGTATTCCTCAGCATCAACAGTGACGCGAACCTGTCAGCAGAAGAGTTTTCTTCATTGTTCAGCAAGTCAGTAAGCGTGCTCAACGAGCTTGCAAGCGTGACAGTTGAGCCAGAGGAAGACGAGGACGAGAACCAAGAACAGGAGTAACCCAACAGTATTCGGCTTATGATATATCCTACCACTGAAGAAGAGAAGCGGGCGTTCTATGCTGCTGCATTGCCTGGTTTCCTCGAATACCTCCGATCGCACATGTCAGCCATCGAACAGGTTGAGCTGGCATCGACGCGAGAGGGCATCGTGTCGTTTCCCGCGACACAGATTCTCGGTGGTGTACAGAAAACCGTCCGCGTTCCTCTCTCGTTGCTGACAGCCGAGGTGGATGCCAGCGTAGCCGATCTTGTTGCAAAGGCGAACTATGCCAAGCAGCAGGGAGACTATGCCAAGGATCAGGCCGAGCAGGTCTATCAGGCTGGTGTCTATGCAGAGGCTCAGGGAGACTATGCACTGACCCAAGGAAATGCCGCCCAAGCAACTAAGAACCTGATCGTCAGCTGGTACAATCCGTTCCGTGATGACGTGGAGAGTTGGGCTACTTCCGCACAAGCTGCAGAGGCACAGCGTCAGGCTGCCGAGACTGCACGACAGCAACAGGAGAGCCTACGTGTCTCTGCCGAGGCGTTACGTCAATCCAAGGAGCTGGAGCGTCAGGCTGCAGAAAACTACAGGCTGGCTGCAGAACTCGAACGACAGGCCGCTGAACTTGCACGCTATAACGCTGAGATCAACCGTGTTGCCGCAGAGGTTCTAAGGAACACTCAGGAACAGGTTCGACAAGAAAACGAAAGTCAGAGGCATACGGCTGTCAACAGGGCGATAGCTGAATCTAATGAGGCTACTGCTTACGCAAGGGAAGAAGGAGACTATGCTAAGAACATGGCGGAGCATCCGTCTTACATCGCTGACGGTACACCTGAGAAGCCTGGCGATCTGAACTATAACTATTCATGGGACTACGAGCATCAGGAATATGTGCGTGGTAACTACATGAAGGGTGACGATCTGGATTTCGACGCTCTCAGCGAGACGGAGAAGCAGCGGCTCATCAACAACATTCTGGCACAGCTCATTGAGGTGTCGCAACAGGATGCCGCAGCCATTTGGAATAATTATGTATTTGAAACAACGGATTTATGAAGAAGAGTAAGAAAACAGTCGTAATCAGGGTGAAGAAAGTAGCTCCGAAACGGTTCCAGATCGAACAGCGAAGACGTTTCCTGTTTTGGCATTTCTTCCAAAAGGGGTGCTTCTGTCTGAATTTAAGCCCGTATTATTCCACCAAGCTCGCGGCCAAGACAGCCATACAGAGCAAGGGAGAGAAGAAGGGCGTGCGTACCGTGATATTATTCATGTAGTTTCACATTAACAACAGATAAGATATGGAAAAAGTAAAGCAGTATGATTTCATTACCGTAACCTACGACGAGGCTCAGGACGGCACGAAAACCATCAAGAAGATGCGTTTCTTTGGCAGTTCCAAGCACGAGTTTAAGGTGGATGGTAACATCGAGCTCGAAGAAAACGGTGATGGCCAGATCAATACCTTCGGTGAGATCGTGAAGCTCCTGCAGGGACTTCCAGAGGGATCTAACCTAAAGGCCATTCTCGAAAACATCGACACATCATCGCTCACTGAGGAAGAGAAAGCCGCACTCAACCAGCTTGTAAATGCCGACGAGGTGACGGAGGAAGAGCTTTCGGATGGATGGCAAGATGCTGTTCGTCAGGCTCAGGGTAACGGTACTCAGGATGCAGGTGCAGCGGAGTTCGAAGTCAATGGCGACGGTGCAGACCTCGACGATATCTAAGGAATGAGTTTTTAACTCTATTATAGTTTTCTTTTTTTATTAACAATTTAATTTTTAAGTATTATGGATTTTTCAAAGTTCGTAACAAAGCGCAGACTTCAGTTCGTTCTGAATCTGATCGCAGTGACAATTTTCACTCAGTTCAATGCCGCTAAGGCTTATGCTGACGGTTTGAAAGCTGCTCTCGTAGCAGGTGACATCGCGTTTACAAACGCTGCCTTCAACAGTGGTGCAAAGACCGATGTAGGTGCTGCTCTCGTTGAGCTGGCAAACAAGGCAAACTCTGATGCCGTTTCCTTTGAGGTTCTGTCAACCCCGAACACTGGTAAGTTGAAGACCTACCGTTTCACCAAGGGAACAGGTGCAGGTGCTACCACGATGGACATCGACATCGAGAAAGACTTGCTGAACGGAACATTTGAGCTCGTAACTATCGTAGAGGGCACAGGTGACGATGCAGGCAAGTACTTCGACGGTAATACCGAGGTTGGCTCCGCTCAGGGCGTTACTGGCGCAGGCGTGTACATGAAGTACAATAGCAATGCCGCTGGTGACACTCCCGCTTTCAGCTATGCCGACATGAGCTCTTGTATCGAGTATCTGACCGTAGGCACTCAGACTGGTAAGGTTGTTACTCTGGACATCGACGCTCAGACCCACACCATCACTGCTGACATCGCAGACGGAGCTATCGGTAAGGCTAAGCTGGCTTCTGGTGTTCAGAGCTCTTTGGATCTCGCTGACAGTGCCTATCAGAAGCCTCAGACTGGCATTCCTTCAAGCGACATGACAAGTGCCGTACAGACCTCTTTGGGCAAGGCTGACTCTGCTTATCAGAAGCCAAACGACGGTATTCCCAGCACTGACATGACATCTGCTGTTCAGGCTTCGTTGGGTAAGGCTGACACCGCTCTCCAGAGCTCAGACTTCGATGAGATCACCGAGGCTGAATGCACTTCTGCTTGGGAGGCTGCTGTATCTGCCGCTCAGACACCCGCACAGGCTGGCGAGTAAACGGTTCATGGCTGACGGGGCAAATAGGGCATAGGTTATCCTGACTTTTGGCTGTCCCGTCAGCCTCTTTATTAATTACAACAAATAAATTCAAAGCATTATGAGTACAGTGGCAAATGAACAAGCGGCTACAGGAATACGTGGTTTCCTTATCAAGCTATACAAGCCGATATATCAGTGGGCAAATAGTACTTTTGCCACGAAGGAAGATGTAGCCGCTATAGAGACTTCGACTATCTCAGACGTTAGTCAGCAGACTGCTGCTGCTATTTGGTCTAATTACACGTTCGCCACCACTGACAACGATCAGGCGCAACAGAGCGAACAGTCAAGCGAGTCTGGCAACGAGTAACCATAAAAGTAGAGAGTAATTTATAAAAAAGATAACAATGGATATTTACAGCAAACAACGGTTGGAGCAGGTAATGAACGACCTCAAGACGGTGGTGCTCCCTCAGATCAAGACTGCCATTGAGCAGAGATATAAGAAAACGGATGCTGCAACATTGGCTCAGCGCGTTTCGGATATAGAGTCGATAATCGGCTCAGCAACTCAGGCGGATGATGACAACATCATTAACAAGGTACGTGAGATGATCGCTTTCTTCGCCAACATAGCAGAGGAAAGCACGCTTGCAGGTCTGCTTTCGACTATCAACACATCTATCCAGACACTCGGTAATATCGTAACTCCCAACAAGGGCGTTTGCTCTACAGCATCGGCAACGTTGGCTAAGGATGTTACAGTGGTTTCTTCATTCTCCCTTACAGAAGGTGCAACTGTGATCGTCACTTTCGAGAACAACGTACCAGCAAACTCTACGTTGAATGTCAACAGCAATGGAGCAGTGCCCATCTATTACAGAGGTGCCGCTATTGTCGATGATATCATCAAGGCTGGCGATACGGTGATGATGTATTATAACGGTACGAATTTTATTATTATAGGAGGCGGTGGATCCGCAAATGTTGACGGCACAATCACTGTGAGCCTCGTGCCCGTTGTAAGTGGTTCTCAGTATGCAGCAAGCCTTTTGAATGGTGTGACTGTTGAGTTGTGGAATGTCAGCGACAACAAGACCGTTGAGACGAAGACATGGGCAGGCTCTCAGCTATCCTTCACGAAGATCATGGCCGCTAAGACCTATAAGCTGAAATTCTCGCAGAAGTATGGCTACAGCACCCCGAATGACTCTCAGGAGTTCGTCTTAGGTGTCGGAGAGATCTATAATGTTGGAACCATCGAGTATCATGCCGACAAATACGTGCTGAACGTATCGACCAACCAGAGCGACCACACCGACCTTTCATCTACCGTGATCCGTGTCAGTGCAACAGGAATAAGCGCAGACGGTTATCTGGACTTCACTGGATCGCAGACCGATGTAGAGGTGCTTGTGCCGAAGGGCACTACTCCCACAGCAGCCTGCAGCAGCGGACAGCCCTCTGCCAACAACTATAAGCAGACAATTACCGTCGTCGCAGCTACAAACCCAAGTGGCAGTACTCCGACAACTGGAAGCATCACAGCCCTCTATGAGACGGAGATACTGACCGTCAGCCTCACGAAGGACAGCGGATCAGGTAACATGTCAACACCTACTATCACGGTGAAGAATGGCAATACGACCATCGGCACGCTGCATAACGGTGATTCCCTGAAAATTGCATACAGCATCAACTATGTGTGTACGGCATCGAAACTTGAAGAATATTCAACCCCCGCATCCGTGACGAAGAACTGGGCGAACACCACAGCCAAGAGTCTTACCTTCCAATATTTAGAAGAGAAGGGTATCGATCTCGGTCTGCCGTCAGGCCGTAAGTGGGCAGAGGCTAACGTAGGTGCTACTAATGCGTGGGAGATAGGCTTGTATTTCTCGTGGGGTAACGTTATCGGCCATGCTGAGGGCAGCGGTTACAACTTCGACCAGAACACGTATAACGGTACTCCAGGTGCCGCACTGACTGGCGATATCGCCGTCGGTACGACGTATGACGCTGCCCGTGCCATTATGGGCGGTTCATGGCGAATGCCTACTAAAGACGAGTTCCAAGAGTTATACGATAACACTGATTCTGAATGGGTGGCTGACTATCATGGTATCGCTGGCCGTAAGTTTATGAAGAAAACAAATCATAATGTGTTTATCTTCTTGCCCGCCGCTGGCTACTATAATGGTACGACGCTCTACCATCGTGGTTCGCTCGGCGTCTATTGGTCGCGCTCCATCCATTCTAATGCTTCGAGCGGTTACAGCCTGTACTTCACTTCGTCTGCTGTCTATCCTCAGTACGGCAACAGTCGGTTCTACGGGTTAGCTGTTCGGGCGGTCCAGTAACTGCGTTCCCAAGCAGAACTCTCTCATTCATCACGGACTCCGACCATGCCGCAAACCGCCCTCCCAAGAGGGCGAGGCATGGAAGGGGGTAGTGATGCCTCAGATAAGAAAAATGTAAAACAACAAAAGAAATATATGTTTAAGATATGGCTTCAATAGCTGAAATATTCGAGATCGAGAAAGACCGT